CAAGGGCACAGCCGTTGAGGACGACGCAATCGAGGTGTACAACCGTGTGTTCTTTACCGACCACAAGAAGTTAGTTGAAGGTGACGAGTTCGCAAGCCTATCGTACAACGGCATGGTCGGACATCCTGACATCGTATGTAAGAACACCATGACTGTGAAGGACGCCAAGTCGTCATGGACCAAGAAGACGTTCCCTAAGCGACCAGAATACAACGGCACGTATGAGTGGCAGGTAAAGGCTTACTTGTACATGCTCATCGGGATGACTGGACTTGATGGATGGCGTAACGGTGAGGTGTTCCATGCGCTTGTCGACACACCAGAGGGACTAGTTCCTGAGTGGGAGAGCGACAGCCTGCACGTAATGTCGGATGTACCAGATCACATGCGTGTGACTGTGACAAAGGTAGAGCTTACGGATTCTGACATCAAGCACATGAACATCAGGATAGTTGCTGCAAGAAAGTATGCAGACTTATATACAAATGAAATCTTAAATAAAAACAAATAACATGTTCAAATTACAAGGGACCATCAAGGTCATCAAGGATACTCAACAAGTGTCAGACAAATTTTCTAAGAGAGAAATGATAGTAACAACCCCAGACGACAAGTATCCTCAAGATATTATGCTCGAACTACAGCAAGACCATACGTCATTACTAGATGCGTTCATGGAAGGTCAAGAGGTAGAGGTGTCGTTCGATATCAGAGGTCGTGAGTGGACTAGTCCAACTGGAGACGTTAAGTACTTCAACACGCTAAAGGCGTTCAGAGTTGAGGCAATTGGAGCTGCTCCAGCGAAGCCTAAGCCAGTTAAGGTTGTAGCTGAGGTCTTTGCTGAGGTTACTGCTGAGGCAGAGGACGATGACTTACCGTTCTGATAATCAATCACTTAGCCCACCGATTAACCGTCGGTGGGTTTTTATATGCAATCGCATACAATTACATCAAAACACATCAAATTATATCTAAAAGCATATGATAACATACTTCAAGTCACTATCTGATACGTCTCAACCATTCTATAGGTCAGTTGATTATGCTATCGAACGAATTAAGAACGGCAACTCAAAGGACTTGTGCGAGGCGATCAGAAGTCATCCCGACGATAAGCCTAAGAGGAACGAAATTAAAAAGAAGCTACCAGCCATCTGTTTCAGTGGCGAGTTCTTAAAGAGAGAGAAGAAGTCCATACAGAAGCACAGCGGATTTATCTGCATCGACTTCGATGGATTTGCTGACGAGTGGTCGATGACGGACTACAGAGACACGCTGTGCCTAGACGAATACTCTTACGCAGTGTTCACTTCACCATCTGGTGACGGCATAAAGGTCCTTGTAAAGGTCCCACCAATAATTGAAAACCATACCAACTACTTCCTGTCACTACAGAAGTACTACAACGTTCCAGAGTTCGACACGTCGACAAAGGACATATCTCGTGTGTGCTACGAGTCATACGACCCAGACGTACAAGTAAACAAGGAGAGCAAGCTGTGGGACAAGATACTAGTCGAGGAGCACCAGGTGTTCGAGAAGAAGACCTCTCGATCTACCATCGTGCTTGACAACGACAACGAGGTAATACGACGACTTAACATATGGTGGAACAAGGAGTTCGGAATGGTTGCAGGCGCAAAGAACAACAACCTATTCATCCTAGCATCAGCACTTAACGAGTTCGGGATACCAGAGGCTGACGCTCGGTCGGTCATGCTGTCATACGACGAGGGCGGAAAAGATAAGGAAATACTCACGCTGCTTCGGTCAGCCTACAAGAACGAGGCGTCTCACAACACCAAGTTCTATGAGGACACGACAAAGATAGACGCCATCAAGACGATGGCTAAGAGTGGCGTACCTACCGTTGAGTTAGTTAAACTTAACAGCAAGGTACCACACGACATTATCGAGTCAATTGCTAGCGAGGAGGACGACGCTCCAGGTGTGTTCTGGTCAAAGAACTCCAAGGGAGCAATCACACATATTAATCACCTATACAAGGAATACCTAGAGAGCATGGGGTACAACAAGTTTTATATAGAGGGTGGATCAGCGTCTGTGTTTGTTCAGATAAACAACAACATCATATCTGACGCATCAGACGACACCATCAAGGACGTGGTGCTTAAGGCTTTACATAGCCTAGAAGACAAGAGCATATACAACTACTTTGCCGACAAGACTAAGCTATTCAAGGAGGACCACTTGTCGTTTCTTAATGCCATCAAGCCGTCTATAATGACGGACACAGCAGATACGGCTCACCTATACTTCAAGAACTGTGTGGTAAGGGTTACTAAGAACAAGATAGAGACGATAGACTACATGGACATCGAGGGATACATATGGGAGAAGCAGAAGATCAACCGTAACTTCAAGAAGGCAGACTTCTCGGACGCTGTGTTCAAGAAGTTCATCAGCAACATTGGAGGGTCAGACGATGATAGAATAAGATCAATCGAGTCAACGGCTGGTTATCTTTTGCATAGCCACAAGCCTGCTAGCTACAGTCCTGCCGTTATCATTAACGACGAGGTCATATCAGACAACCCAGAGGGTGGTACTGGTAAGGGGATATTTGTTAGCTCTGTTGGTCACCTTAAGAAGTCAGTTATAATTGACGGTAAGGCGTTCAGTTTTACCAAGGCGTTCCCGTACCAACGTGTATCTGCTGACACTCAGATGCTTGTGTTTGATGACGTGAGCAAGAACTTTGACTTCGAGAAGCTGTTCAGTATTATTACCGAGGGTATCACTCTAGAGAAGAAGAACAAGGACGAGATACACATACCATTTGAACGGTCTCCAAAGATTGTCATAACGACTAACTACGCCATAAAGGGTGACGGTAATTCGTTCGAGCGTCGTAAGTGGGAGCTAGAGTTCGCACAGCACTACCACAAGAACCACACGCCAGAGCATGAGTTTGGGCATCAGTTGTTCACTCAGTGGGATGATTGTGAATGGAACAAGTTCGACAACTACATGATATCAAACCTACAGCTGTACCTGAATAAGGGACTCATGAAGTCGACGTTCAAGAACCTTAGAGAGCGTGGGTTCATTGCACGAACGTCTATGGACTTCTATGACTGGGCTAGGGATGGGTTTAATCAACGAACGAAGGCTCTTAGCGAGTGTCCAGCTCAGGACCTATACAACGACTTCACAGAGCAGAACACCGACTACGGTCCACGTGGTAAGTTCACCCTTCCTCAGAAGAAGTTCTACCAGTGGATCGACATGTGGGGAGACTTCATGTACAACATTAAGCCCTACACGTGGAGGGCAGCAAACGGTAAGATGATACGTTTCGATGTCAAGCATGCAGAGCAAACTAAACTTAAGGTATGAAGACTCTTAGACCATACCAAAAGACCATAGCTGATAACGGTGCAGTCATACTAGATAAGTTCGGTATGCTGTACCTAGCTCTTGAAGTTCGTTGCGGAAAGACTGCAACGTCGATGGAGATAGCATCCATCCTTGAGTTCAAGGAGGTGCTGTTCTTAACTAAGAAGAAGGCTATAGACGGAATACTTGAGGACTACAACGACTTCGGTTATGAGTTTAATATAACGGTGATCAACGATGAGTCGATGCACAAGATAATCAACCCGTCAAGGTTTGACTTAGTTATACATGACGAACACCACCGCTATTCTTCAGCACCTCGTCCATCTGGTGGTGCTAAGTTATTCAAGAAGTTATTCTCAGACAAGCCGATGATATTCTTGTCAGGTACACCCTCTCCAGAGTCATTTTCTCAGCTCTTCCATCAGTTCTGGGTGTCATATCGTTCACCTTGGACGAGGTACCCAAACTTCTACAAGTGGGCACACGACTACGTGAACATCTCACAGAAGAGAATAGGGTCGTTCGTTCATAACGACTACTCAGCTGGTATCGAGACAAAGATTATGGGTGACATCGCTCATCTCATGCTGACCTACACACAGTCGCAGGCAGGGTTCGAGACAGAGATCAAGGAGACCGTCCTATACGTAGACATGAAGCCGTCAACAAAGTTAATGGTTGACAAGCTGTGTAGAGACCTAGTGATAGAGGGTAAGGAGGAGGTGATACTAGCCGACACAGCAGCCAAGCTCATGCAGAAGATGCACCAGCTATGGAGTGGGACGTGTAAGTTCGAGAGCGGCAACAGCATGACACTAGACACCTCCAAGGCTGAGTTTATTAAGGAACGTTTCGCTGGTAGCAAGCTAGCCATCATGTATATATTCAAGGAAGAACTTAACCTGATAAGTCAAGTATTTGGTGCAGAAAACGTGACAAACGACCTAGACGAGTTTAACTCGACAGACAAGCACTTCGTCGGTCAGGTCGTCAGTTCAAGGGAGGGTATATCATTAAAGGCTGCCGACTACCTGGTGATGTATAACATACAACACTCAGCTGTGTCTTATTTTCAATCTAGGGACCGATTAACGACTTTAGATAGACCTAACAATGAAGTCTTCTGGATCTTCTCTCGTGGAGGAATCGAGGAGAAGATTTTTAAGGTAGTTAAAAGTAAAAAGAAGTACACAACTAATATTTTTAAGAAGGACTATGGAATTAAAACTTAGCAGAACAGTAAGGAAGTGGCTCAGTAGTATGTCATTCAAGGTGATGGACCAGACGGACGAGTACATGTTCATGCCGTACTGGTTCAAGAAGGAGTCGAACGGTAAGTATCACCTAGTGAAGTTTGACGAGCTGTCGGACGAATTGAAACAACTAATTAAAGAACGGTATGAAGAAAATACTAACTGACCCGAACGTCCAAGAACTTATCAAGGCGTTCGACCTAGAGGTGCCCAAGATGCACAACATCTTAGTGGATGACTTTGAGCTACTTGACGGAAAGATTTTAATTAATTCAGCAAAAGTCTTGGATGCTAACTTAAATTTCGTTAGATTAGCCGACCTATCTAAGTTGATAAATAACCTAGATAAGTGTAACGTGATATTCAAATGCTAGAAAGTAAAGTTCAAGCGAAGTTAATTAAGAAGCTAGAGGCTGACGGGTACTACGTCATCAAGCTGTCGGTAACTAATAAGCCTGGGATACCAGACCTGTTAGCCCTACCTCCAGGCTGTATGGCAGAGTTCTATGAGGTCAAGCAGCTAGGCAAGAAGCCTCGACCACTGCAAGAGTTTAGGATGAACGAGATAAAGAAGGGTAACTACGGTAAAACATACACACACGATGGAACTACGAAAGAATTCTGACAAGCTAGCATACCAGCAGATTAAGTCTGGAATAAAGCTGTCTGAAATATACAAGAACTCTAAGATGGGCTACCCTAGATTAAAGAAAATATTCAAGGAGTACGCCAAGAGAGAGAACTCTCAGGACGGCATATGGTTCGGGCACAAGAACGAGCCGTACTATGATTGTGAAGACTATACCATGGCTGAGTACAGCTATGATGATTTAAGTTTAATAGAAAAAGAATTTTATGAGAGTAGAAGTAATTAAGAGTTCTGGTGGCTACTGGTATAGCACACGCACTGGCGAACAGTTTGACGTAAAGGATAAGCACGACAACACCTACTACGTGACAGTTGGTGACGACGTTAGACATATCCATGAGTTCCACTGCAAGGTGGTTGAGGAAAAACAAGAAAGTAGAATTATGAAAGTAGGAGATAAATTGAAGTACAAAGGTGGAATGAATCCTGAATGTTTTAGCTACAAATTTATTAAGTTTGATGAAATATATGAAATTATAACTGTTGACGATATTGGAATTAATGTTCGTGTAGGTGGTGATTGGATATGTTGTTTCTCATCTGAAGAAATCAATTCAATGTTCACACCATTAACCGAATCAAAAGATACCCATTACGACAACACGAATGGAAGTCTTTATCTTTTCGCAAATCAACACGAACTAAATGCGTATGAATTTGAAGTAATCAAGAGGATAGTACGTTGTAGAAAAAAGGGTGAATGGATTACTGACTTGGAAAAAACTATTAGAGTAATAGAACTATATCTTAAAGAGCAAGGTAATTTATACGAAAATCAAACAGAAAAGCTGAATGATTAAATAATTTTTTGTATATTTGTATACGAGGATAGATCGGAAGTAATTAGCCGTTTGAAAAGTGATACAGTTACACCTTCCTCGTTTCTTTTTTAACTGTATAATTTAACTGTAAAAAAATGCAAGA